TAACTAAGGAATAAACAAATGGGCAAATTTAAAGAATACCTAGATGAATCATCAACTCGCCAATACGTAGATAATATTCTACCTAAAGCTCTTAAAAAAGCTGGCGTTGCATTCAAAACATCTGAAAAAACGGGTTACACTGCTTACAAAACAGACAAATACGAAATCATCAATGATGGTGTTGGTATTAAAGTTAAAGAAGGCGGTAAAGAAGTTCGTTATTTTAATAAACCAAAACTTGACTATAAAAAAGCAATTGAAATGGTATCATGATGAGATTCGGTGAATACTTAGAAGAAGCTAAAAAGATTGAAATTAAATTAGGTGGTGATAATGGTTCATCACTTGCTAAAACATTCACAGAGGAAGAATCTAAACAGATCATTGATGCTTTAAAAGCTAATCCTAAATCTGAATCTAAACTTAAAGATTATATCTATAGCTTAGAGGACGAAGATGAAAAATACTCTGATGATGCTATCGTGAGACTAGGTGGTTACCAATTCTCATTATATGCTTCATACGGTATTCTAAGACTTGGTGGCGGTGGTAATAGTACTACAGCTAATTCAATGATTAAAGGCATTTCTGCTAAAGATCTTATCCAAGCTCTACCTAATGCTAAAATAAGATAATATAAACAAATCTTTCAGGAGCCCTTGTGGCTCCTTTTTTTAACCAAGCTTGTTGTATAATAAATACATCATATTTGGAAGGACTGACATGAAGGAAAAAATAACAATCTTCCACGCGAAGAAAACTACAAGTAAAGCGCCATTGTCGCCTTATGATGACAATACATTTATCTTTGAGACCTACGATGCTACATCAAATCTACAGATGTACTCCGTTCTAGTATCTCACTTCATTCTCAATATCCCACTGCACAAGCTGGAAAAACCAACCAGAACTTTCAGACGTAAAGCATACCTTGAACCATTCTACAAAGAATGTGTGGACTACTTTATTCTGGATATTGATAATGTAAAATCAGAATTCGATAAACAGAAAATCCTAGACTATTTCAAAGATTATAAATGTATTATCGGTGAATCTAAATCATATGATGGCATTTCTAACTTTAATATGAAAGGCATCCTGTTTACTGAATGCATCGACTTCAACCATGCTAAAATGGCTTTATCTGTTATACACCATGACCTTAAAGACATCTGTGTAATTGATGAATCCGTTACCCGTAAAGCAAGTCTCAATGCTCCGATAATGAAAAACAACGTATTCCTAAACAATGAAGATGGTATACTGTTCAAATTTGTTAAAAAGGAAGCTGTAGAACATATCAATGAAATCAAGAAAGAATACATTGGCGAAGGCGTAGAAATCAATGTCAAAGACATGGAAACAATCGAAGCCGACTCAATGGAAAAACTTTGTCTGAAAGTATACCAATCCATGGGCTTTGTTGCTATCAAAAACAACCCGAATGGATCCATTACATTCAAACATCCATCAGAAAAGAAAACACCTGGTGGATACTTCTGGTTCAGTACATCACCATACACAATGCATCATGGCAATAGTACTAAAACAATTAATATCTTTGACTCAGTTCGTAAACTGCCTCAAGCTAAAGAACTGATGCGTAAAGAAATTAACTATGACTCTGAGTTCCTTGAATTCAATACCGATACGAACGTCGTCTCTGTTAATGAGAAATACCTGGAAGTAAGTAATGAAGTCCAGAACGCAATCCAAGACTTCTTAAACCATGAAAATGGTTTACTCAGCATTCGTTCTCCAATGGGTACTGGTAAATCTACTATCATTAATCATGTAATCGAAGAATGTCATGAAGAAGATATGAAGGTTCTGATTATTACTAATAGGATCTCTGTTGCTGAAGACTTTGGTAAAAAATATGACATCAAGGTATATAATAAGGACAAATATGATATTGGTGATTCTCTAATCTGTCAGTATGACTCATTATGGAAATACAATATTAAGTTCTTCGATATTGTTATCATGGATGAATTCATCTCACTAATGATGCACTCTCGTTCTAATCTAAATAATTCCAGCATTAACATTGCTAAATTCTTTGGTTGTTTCCACAAGAAACTGGTCATTGCTGATGCTTTCCTTACTGGTTATGAGAATTTCTTGCTTAGTAACAAAGAGAAAAATATCCATCTAATAGATAATATCTACCGTGATCCAACTACACTATATAGTTATGAAGACTTCAATTACTTTGTGAACTCTATCCTGTACCATACAGAAAAACATAAAGTAACTGTATCAGCTACATCACTGAACTTTATCAATAGTTTAACCTTATTACTACAGAAACGTGGTCTAAAAGTAGTTACATTGACTGCAGATACACCTGAATCAACTAAGAAACTAGTGTATGATCTATTTGAAAAAGAAGACCATGATAAATGGGATGTTCTGATATACTCACCAACTCTTACAGTAGGCGTATCGAATCTTAATAATATTGGTTACCATTTTCATTATGATAGTTCAATGAGTACTGATGTAGTCTCATCTATTCAGATGATCAAACGTACTCGTAAAACTAAAGAAATCCATATGTTCATTAAGGAACGTATTAATTATCTGAAAACTTCTTATAATGACATCCGTGACGAATATATGGGTAACATCGGTAAAAACATTGAACAGAACTACTTGTTCGATATCGATGCATATGGTGAAGCTAAACTATCCGAAGTTGGTAAGAAAGCTATCAAGATTGATACATTTAAAAATATTCTTGAATTCGATCACAAAGCGGCTCTATTATGGTTAATGAAGTATCACTTCTTAAAAGAGCCACGTGTTATTGATACAACATTCAGTAGTAATGTTCTGACTAAATATCAGCAACAGGTACGTGAAGATAAACATAATGTTCTAACCAGTAATGTAGATCAATTCCTTGCTCTTAATGATATGGAAAAAACTGCTCTACTTATGGATGCTGATGCAGATAAAACCATGCGTATCTTGGCTGAAATTGATGATGAAATTAAAGATACTGCTAGTGCAGAGATCAAATCTAAGATCCTTGAATGTGCATTAAATGACAGAGGCTTCATCAAAAAGGCTAAATACTACAAGGTTGCATTCAACTACACTAAGAAAATCTGGGATGATACTGATGTGAAACACTTGGTTTCTCAGTCTGTGATCAAGGGTGATAATAACGACTTGCATTACTATAATGTACTGTTATCTTATGGTCAGAAAGAGATCTTCGAGGAATATCTACCTAAACACATTAATAAGGATAAACACCTAAAATATATCCTAGACAAATGTGGCTACCGAGTAACTAAACGTAATGAGCCAGGTTTGGTTGGTTATCGAGGTTATGTTGTCGATCCTAAGGTGAGAGAATTCTATGGCTTTATTAAGTGAATTAAATGAAGGTCATATCTATTTCTTTGAATTCGAGGGTAATTATATACTAGGAGAATTTGTCATAGACTGGGGTGAAGACTATACTGATGAACCAATGGTTAAGTACTTAAGTGAACTCTGGTCTGATGATGAGGATGGAATCGAATATAATACATATGTAAGTACTAACTCAATTAAATCGCTAAATATAATCAAATCATTCGGACATAAATATGATTTAAAGAAATACACAGATGATATACTACAAGAACTAAAAGAAGAATTACCGGAGTACTTTATATGAAACTTTTAATAACTGGAGTCAAATGGGACCGTGTCGGTATGATCGGTTCAAGACTATTTGAACTCCTTTCCAGAAACCATGATGTGACAGCATTTGAAGGCGATATCAGAAATCCATGGAATTGGAATAAACACAACGATATTAACTATGATTATGTCATCCATCTTGCAGCGCTAGCAGGTGTAAGAGCTTCATTCGAAAACCCTGAGATCTATGAGGATACCAATGTTAATGGTACTATGGAATGCTTTAGATACTGTGAGAAAACGAATACCCGCTGTTTATATGCCAGTAGTTCAAATGCCTATGAATGGTGGTTAAATCCTTATGCCACAACTAAGAAAACAACAGAGCACATGGCTCAAATGATTGCTTCTCCAGCTCTAGGTATGCGATTCCATACTGTTTGGCCTGGAAGAAATGACATGCTGTTTAAAAAGATTGCTCACGGTGAAGTAGATTATATTAATGCCGATCATTCAAGGGATTTTATCCACGTAGATGATCTTTGTTCTGGAATTGAGACAATCTTAAACAACTTTAATATAGTATATACTGATAATGATGTTGTTGATATTGGTACCGGTAAATCAGTAAAAACTATCGATGTATGGAACAAATACGGTACTGACAAAGACATCGAAATCAGAATTGGTACAGCAAAAGGTGAACGGGTTCATACCGAAGCCAATGTTGACTATTTGTATAATCTCGGATGGAAGCCTAAGCATAATATCATATGAATGTCCATAAATTAAATGAATCTTTTTCAGTTATCGATGCTGACCCTCAGACACTCAAAACAATCTTTGAATATTTAAAAGTTGAACGACCTGGTGCTTGGTTTGAACCGGCTGTAAAAGCTGGTTTCAAATCGCCTTACCAGTATTTCGGTTCTATCCAGAACAAAAAACTACTAGTTATGAATGGTCATTTACAACTGCTAGGGAACTTTGGAGTACAACCAGAAGAACTAGAAAGTGTATATAATAGTTTACAAATCGACGAATTTGTAAAAGATGTTAAACAAATTTTACCATTCCCACCTTATGATTTCCAAGAACAAGCATTCAAAGAATCTATATTAAACGTAAAACAGATTAACAAAATGTGTACAGGCTCTGGTAAATCAATGACTATCTCACTGATTGCTGAGTTCATGCGCAGACAAGGAAAGAAGGGGTTGCTACTTGTACCGAATATTAACCTACTTACGCAGTTTAAATCCGATATTGAAAGTTATAATCTTCACGACCTTCACAACGATACTCATACCATTGGTGGCGGCTCATCTGATAAGCATTTTAATTGTTCACTTACGATAAGTACTTGGCAATCTATGCAGAACTGGAAAGATGACCTCGACCAGTTAGACTATGTTATTACAGATGAAGCTCATAGATTCGCATCTGATGAAACAGCTGCTATTGTAAAGGAAACAATTAACTGTAAGTACAAATGGGGTTTCACAGGAACTCTACCAGAAGATCCAGTAGCTAAAATGGAACTATTTGGTCTATTTGGTCTGCCTAAAACTTATATTACTTCAGCTGGTCTCATCGAACGAGGTCTGGCTACTCCTATCAAGATTAATAGCATCATTTTTAAATATGATAGAAACGATAAAAATATCTTTAAAGAAGAAAAAGGTTACACTAAACAACTTAAATTCATTAAAGATCACGAACCTCGAAATGAATTCATTGTAAATCTGACTACAAAGTTAAGAGGTCATGGTAATACACTTGTACTTTTCCAACATACAGAACATGGTAAAATGCTTTTCATGGATACTATGAAAAAGCTTTATCCGGATGTTGAGGTACAGAACAAAGACATTGCTGGTAAAAAATCATTCGATTTCCAGGAACAGTACGGTGTCTATTTCCTAAACGGTGAGGACGACGCGAAAACGAGGGAAAAGACAAGACGAGTTCTTGAGGAACATGTTTATAATATCACTCTTGATGATGATTCTGTTATCACTCTTGATGGTAATACCGAAGTTATTTTGATTGATGGTTCAAAAAAACGAGTAAAAGATTTATTAGAAACCGATGAAATTGATGATAATTTTTTAGAATCATTATATTAACACCAGTAGTAAATTATAAATAACTTTATAAGGAGTTATTTATGATAACATTGATGATAAAAACACACAATCAAACCGGACTAAAATATTTTTGTAAAACGAATAGAGAGGATTATATTAAATATTTAGGTTCAGGTAAATACTGGAGAAATCATTTAAATGCTCATGGTAAAGATATTTCTACAGAAGTTTATGCTCAATTCGAAGAAGAATGTGAAGAACTTGTGAAGGCCGCTTTAAAATTTTCTGAAGATAATGATATAGTTGAATCTAATGAATGGGCAAATATGATACCTGAAGATGGTTTGGGAGGTGGATCATGGATGAAAGGATTAACGCTAGAAGAAATATCGAAAAATCATGAAGCAATTAGAGAAAAACTTTCTAAACCAAAAACAGAAGAACATAAGCAAAATTTGAGTATGTCCACCACCGGCCGTATCCTTTCAGAAGAACATAAAAGTTCTATTTCAAAATCAATGATAAATCGATATAAAGATGAAGAGTTTTATTTAGACTTTTGTGAAACTATGAACAAAGTCAATAAAAAAGAAGATAAAAGAAAACAGGCGGGCCAAAAGATTAAAGAAAAATGGAAAGATCCGGAATATCTTGAAAAAATGAAGATTAGAAATGAAAAATCAGCATTTAAGGAAACTTTAACTTGCCCACATTGTGGAAAGCACGGTAAAAAGGGCCCAATGTCTAGATGGCATTTTGACAATTGTAGGAATAAAAATGAAGATTAAAAAAATAGAAGAGCGTAATAGTATATTAATAAGTAACTATCAACTTTTATCAACTGGTGTTAATATCAAAAAGCTCCACAATATGGTCCTAGCTTCCCCTCTGAAAGCTTATACCACTGTAACCCAAAGTATTGGTCGTGGCATGCGACTACATGAATCCAAGAAGGAATTTGTAGTGTATGACCTTGTAGATGATATGGGTATCAGAACCCCTGGTGGTATCTTCTATAAACAGTACCAACACAGGAAAAATACTAGTTATAATCCAGAAGAATTCCCAGTGAATGAAATAGATTACCCTCTATTCAATAATTTTTCTTAGATACAAAAAATATGTTTATTCTTAATAAGATATGTATTATAATAGCTTCATATGACTTATATAGGTAAAGACATGATCCATACTATTTTAGCTGAACTAAATGAATCAAATTCCAGTAACCACAAGCTGGAAGTTCTTAAAAAATACTCAGACAATGAGCTACTTAAACAAATCCTCAAAATGACATATGACAAGGTCGCTTATACTTATGGTGTAACCCTTGAACAAATTGCTAAGTTTGAACCTAAAGAAATTGAATTACCATTCGATCTAGAGTTCGCTCTTGCATCCCTCTCACACAACTTAGCAGGTCGTGAGGTAACAGGTCATGCTGCCCTCCAACTTGCTTCTAATCTTATCGGTGGTCTTAATGAACAAGATGCCGATGTCCTCAAAAAAGTTATTAACCGTGATCTTCGAATCAACGTTGGTAAGACACAGATCAATAAAGTCTTTAAAGGGCTAATCACTAAACCTTCTTATATGCGTTGCGATGTTTATTCTAAAAAGACTGCTAAAAATATTAACTTCCCAGCCATTGTTCAGTTAAAAGCCGATGGTACTTATCGTGAATTTACTGTTCATTCTGGACATGTTTCTTCTCGTTCCAGAAGTGGTGAAGAATATGATTACCCTATTATCTTTGAACAGATGAGCTCTTACCCAGATGGTGTTTACGTTGGGGAACTTACTGTGGAAGGTATCCATGAGCGATCTAAAGGTAATGGTCTTATTAATAGTGATAATCCACCACACGATGATATTATTCTTGAACTGTGGGATTATATTACACTAGATGAATACGAACAAGCTGCTCTAAAGGATCGTAAAAATCCTTGTGAGATCATGTATAGTACTCGTTTTGCTCATCTGGATATGATTGTTCAAGAATCCAGAAATGTTCGATTGATTCCTACACATTACGTTGACACATTACAAGAAGCTCTACAGTACTGTTCAACTTGGATGTCTGAAGGGTTCGAAGGTGCTATTCTGAAGGATGTTTCTGGTGTCTTTAAAGATGGAACCAGTAAACATCAGCTAAAACTAAAATTAGAAATATCAGCAGAAATGCGTTGCACTGGTTTCCAGGAAGGTTCAGTAGGAACTAAACGTGAAGGAAAGATTGGTTCTCTAATCTTTGAAAATGATGAAGGAACAATTAAAGGTAAATGTTCTGGATTTAGTGATGCTGAACTGGATGAATTCACTGAGAACTTTGAAAAGTACAAAGGAAAAGTTCTGGAAGTACAGTTCAATGATCTCAGTAAAGCCGATAATAATGACTTTTATGCTCTGTCACATCCTCGCTTTATCGAATGGCGAAATGATAAGGATGAGACTGATACATTAGAGAAGGTTTTTAAACTACGTGAAATGGCAATGGAGCTTTCATAATGGATCTTGAGAATCTTGTCAAAGAACTTGAGGCTAAGCAAAGTATTATTCATAAGAAGAGAGCTGCTCTACATAGAGAAGAGGAACGAATAATGGATTTGAAAATCAAGGTTTATGGAATGATTCGCAAAAAACATGAAAAAAGATTAAAAAAAAGTTAAAAAAGTGTTTACATTTGGCTAGATTATGATAGAATGGTTACATAATCAAATGAAGGAAAACATAACATGCTTAAATTTGAATCTCTTGCTAAAATCGGTGACGTAATCAAAGCTTTCGATTTTAAACCAATGGCAGATCGCCCTGACTACTTTCTTACTGGTATAGTTACAGAAAAGGGACCAATGTACAAAGAGATTGAGGAAGGTCGTAAAGTTTACATTGGTGAAGGTTACACTGTTAATGTTATCGGCGGTGATGCAGAATCGGTAGAAATGGGTCGTAAAAATGTTACCATGTACGTTCCATTCGAAGTTGATTTCATGGAATACAATGAGCGTATCGAACTGGTTGCAACAAAAGAAGAACTTGAAATGATTACTGAAGAATATGCTTCGGTTTTTTAAATAGAAAGGTATTATAATGATGGATATGGAAAAGGCTACACCACAAATGATTTCTGATTATAAGCAAAAATGGATGCAAAATAATCCATCTGCTGTCAGACTTCATTCAGATCTAGACGTGAAGGGAAAGGACTGGTGCAGAAAAAAATTGGACCGCTGGCTGTGGTCTTTTTCTAAATATACAGATGTCTATGAGCATACGTTCTTCTTTGAATTCGAGGAAGATGCTCAAGACTTTATTAACGCAATGCCGGAGAGGTTTGTAAACCAATGACAGATTCTACAGAAGCTAAACAAGAACTTTTTGATCATATGGATGAAATGTCTAAGATTTATCAGGAAGTAGCAAAAGAACAAGAAAAAGAGGCAGATGAATTCTGGGAAAATCTTTCTGAAGATGACCGAGAAATGGCATTTTATTCTGTGTGTAAACGTCTGTACCAAGGCGAAATTGAACAACATGGTTCATATCGTTATGTGTTATATGATATTTTTGGCTTTGGTCCACATATGTATGCTCGTGGCATGGACTGTGGTTATATGGCATTGCACAATTGTATCTTCGATGGTGAGGAACTAATGGCAATGAATTCAGTTAATCGACTAGAGATTATTGGACCTACAGAACGCGAATACATTAAATATTTTGATGGTGGTCTTGATTTCAGTTTGCAGGATAATGATCGTACATTAAAAATCTTTATCGAAGGAAATTATAATGAAAATCAAACACAATTCGATTTTTAAAACAGCTGAAATAGAACGTATCTATTCTGAACGTGATGGTGTTCCTATTAAATATGTTTGTACTACGGATCTAAAAAATTCAGATGTCCCAGCAGATGTATTTTACCGCTCAACGCCTCATCCTGAATTCGGTAATAAATATATGGGTGTTTTTATCCATCCTATAACGGGTTCATCGTATATTACAAATGCTGATATAGTAGAAGAGTTCGAGTTCGGTATGGTTGAAAATGATTCAGGTGAATTAGAATATTCTGAAAGTCATCACGAATATAAATCATTTAACAACGGCAATATGATTGATGGTGGTCGACAGTACATTCGTAGTTCTGGACCTACTAAAAATTATGTGGTGAAAAATGGCAAATTTGTCGAACAAACGAGTTGAGGAGATATATAATGAACTCAGTGATTTCTTTGGTGAAAAGTTGGCTAACTTTGAAACTCATCCCAGGATATTTGCTTATCAAGTTAAGCTGTATAAATATCTTACAAGTAATAAGGAACAAGATAAAACAGTCGACTTCACAAGACAAAGACGCACATGATGAACATGAAGACTTTACCAATAGGCAAGGCTGAAAGAGAACAACTCGATATTGAAACAAAGATTCGAATAGTTCACATGCAAATTAAAAAGTACACGACTATACTTAACGATAGTCGAGCTACTGAAGAAATGATGATTAAAGCCAAGACGGTTATTGAACGCGAAGAGAAGTATCTTAAAGAGTTAAAGGATAAATATCCTGAACATTTCATATAAAGAAGGAAAAA